TGCTCCTGCAAATGCGCCGCCACGCCGTTTAGCATCCAATACAGCAGCCTTAGATGCTTCCGCTATCTGAGGCATCAACCCCATGACTTCAGCACGTACCGTTTGCTGTACGCCTGTGGTGACGTTAATTGTTTGATTTACGACTACGCCGCCGCCAAGCTTATTGTTTGGTACGACTTGAGCGTTACGGCTTGGAACAACAAGCTCTGGACCACGCTCGCCAACCATATAGGCTCTACCGCCAGATACGGGGCCACCCATTGCTCTGGGCGCGATGGGAGGCGCAACCCCACCTCCTGTTCCAGCGGCAGATGCAGGATTAAACATACCTGATATTGCCCCCGTAATAAATCCCGTAATCTGCTTGACCACGAATATACGGTAAAGCTCAGAGATAATATCACGCGCCATTGTCTTAAACGCATCCTTGGCTGTCATAGTGCCCTCTGCCATCGACATGAATGCATTCTCAAATGAACTGCCAATCATCTCAGAGGCATCTTTGATTCGCATAAGCTCTGGGCTTAGTTCGCTCTTCATGATCTTGGCGGTCTTTTCGGTTCCAGCTTGCGCCGCCTCGTCTGCGTCCTCTTTTGCTTTTCTGCCAGCAGCTATTTGCGCAAGATATTCATCTAAGAAGGTGAACTGCCTTGGATCAGCGCCGCGACCGCCTTGAACGCCACCCTTCCCTATTATAACAGCCTTTTCTACGATCTGGCCCATTACAATGTCTTCATCAGACAGCTTCTTGAGATAAGCGTCTTTATCTTCATTTATGCGCTTCAGAATGGCCTCATGTGTCGTAGATTTGTCTACGATCATCGACATTAAAGCATCTTCATCCTTAAGAAACTTATTTGTCTCTGATACCGCTCCCTTAACGTCATTTTGTGTCGCGGAAAGGTCTGCTGCTGCGATATTGGCTCGCACAATCTGAGATACAATGTCTCTCATTTCAGGTGGTATGTCTGATGTATTTTTATAGATCATCATCAGAAGTGTTCTGAAATTGTTACCAGCAGTAACTACCTCATCCAAGGTTGAAGCGTTCTGGATGTTCTTTAGCGCAGCAGATAAAACTCCTACCTGATTTCCAGTAATTCCTAACTTGCCCGCCAAATCGTCAACAGCGCCAGATATTATGTCGAAATCTGTTGATCCCTCCTCAACGCCCTCCAGCAAGTTCTTAAACATCTCTACTTCGCCGACCAATCCCTCAAACTCTGTATTGAGGCTGTTGACCGTCATCTTGACCATATCCATTGCGTCATCTGCTTTAAACGCTCTCAATAGCTCAAGGTTTGACCTAATATCATCTCCGAACTTGCCAAACTTAGCGATAAGCTGATCTGATGGCATAAGTGCCTTTTCTGTTGCATCCCTATATGTGCTGATGGCTGTCTTCAGGCTGTCTATCGCATGTGCTGCGCTCTTCGCCTCTCCAGAAGCCCTAGAGGCAGCGAGCGAAAATGCAGAGAAAACAGATATAGCGGCACCAAGCACAGCACCGAATGGCCCAAATATCTGGAAGAATTGACCAGCCTGCTGACCAAAGGCTTGCATTTTGCTTGTGCCGTTGGCCACCTGAACTGCATAGTCTCCGATCTGATAACCGGCCTGCTGCAAGCCGCCTAGAGAAAACTTTCTTAGGTCTTTAGTGACGCCCGTAAAAGCGCCCCCAAAGCTATTCATCTGAACGGATGTTCGCTTTACCTGACGGTCAAAGCTCTTTACGCGGTTCTGAACTTGCTGAATGGGCCGACTAGCTTGGTCAACGGCAATGATCTGTACCTTAATTGGATCTATGTTTGCCATCTTCTTCCCGCCTTTCGTCCACGATCTTAAAGTATGCGACCCATTCATTATACTCCGTTACCGTGATTTTCTCAATCTCGCTAATGGTGCGGCCTAATCTATCTGCTAACGCGATTAAATTAAACCTGAATGGGTCTTTCTTTAGTTTCCCTCAGCTTCCTCAACAGAGCCAGCAGACATCATGGGTGCGCTCAATTTATAGATCACCTCATGGGGAATGCGCTTCAACTTAGGCTTATGCTCAATCGTATAAGCCTTTTCGCCATCTTCCTTTAGAGCCTTCAAGATAATCAGATCAATTAAGGCGTCTATGTTGGCAGATGGAAAGTCTGAGTGCTTCCGCTGAATAGATGACATCTCTCCAGAAGTCATAGGGGTATAGTAAACACGCAGAGGCTTGGCCCCTGCGCGTAATGTTACTTCTATATGCCTTGTTTCGATATTCGACAAATAATCGTCTAAGGCGTCTATAGGGTTAGACATGGGTTACACCGTTGTAGCTGTTAATGCCCCACTACCTTGCACAGTTATTGACGCTTCCACAAGACCATCAAATGACGATGACCGTGTGACGCCGGTAACAATGGCTGTGCCAGTATAATATGTATCCCCAGAAGCATCTCCCTCTGGATAAACATTAAGCGTAACAGAAGCACCGATTGTCAAAGCGCCTTGACCCGTTGTATCGGTTTCATCCCAGAAAACATCAACTGATCCAGTGAATGTAGTCAAGGATGATTTATATGTGCGAGCAGTGTCGCCCATAGTTGTATCTTCTAAGGTATCTGCGCTTTCCTCTAAGCTGAAAGAGCGGATTTCTGCGATAGCGTTAGCACCGACCTTTACGGTTCCTTCGCTGCCTGTGTGTGTAGCCATTGGAGCCTCCTATCTGGCCGTTTCTACGTCATCGATAGCTGTATCATACCTTACATCAAATGTCAGCTTTGCGGAACCTACTGGTTGCTCCGCTTCGCCTGAAAAATTGATGTCTGTACCGGATAATACAGCCGACTTTGCAAGACCATTGACGTTGAAGTCATTGGCTATTGCCTCTTCGATCTGGACTGCAATAGCGTCCACATCATTATCAAAATTAGTTGTTGCGCGTACATATGCGTCCACCTCAATGGAAACAACACGCGCAGATGTCTTTACGCCAATGGTTTGCAAAGCAGATGCTTCTGATCCTGCATAAACCGTGATGGCTGGCAAATCAGCGTCAGTCAGAGAATAAACCCTAGTGCCATATACGCGGTTACTGACTAGCGTAACATTAGTGGTAAGCACAGAAACAATGCGCTCTCTTATTTGCTGCCTAACGTGAGCCACTATGATTTCTCCAACTGAATAACAGTTACGCCAGTGCCATCATGTATCCACGCCCGCACATAATATGTCACCGCATTGATAACCATAGCTTGATTGTATGCTATGCTAGAAATGTCTGTTGTTCTGCATGTCAGACGCGGCTGCTCTTCGTGAACAGAAACATAACCACCCGTATCAACAGGGATTGTCTCATTGTCGAAAATGCCGTTTATCGTGCCGCCATCATAAGTGACCGCAGTGGCAAATTCATCAACGTCGAATATGTTTGCTAGGTCATCAGCTAGTGGCAGCGCCATCTTCTTCAGCCTCTTCTTTTACATATGGCTTCGCATATCCGCGATCAATTAGCTTCTGAGCGACCTTGGCATCAACTATATGGCTCGCGCCAGCCTTGCCGTTCTTCCCGCCCCAAGAAGCGTCTTTGAGCAGCGTAATCTTCATTTCTTCGCCCTTGTGGTCTTAGGCTTTGCAGCCCGATCAGTAGGAGCCGACACAGGCTTAGGCGCAGGAGCATTATCAATGCGCCCATATCCCTTTAACGCAGTCGCTTCATCTGCGCCTAGCTCAACTATATCGCCCGCTTTTCTAGCTTGACCAGCAGCAACACAGGATTTCAGGATAATATATTTCATCTTTTGCCCCTTATTGGAAAGGAGGGCCAAGTGGCCCTCCCAAGTTAGCACTCTTATGCACCGTCATTGTTGAATGCAAAGCTTACTGCGTGACGTACAGCTACGTCTACAGTTTGCAGTGCAACGATCCGTACTGTGCCTGAGCTAGACGCAGTATATGGATCTACAACAATGTCCAAACCGCCATACATGCCGATCAGCAAGTCAGCAAAGTTGCCGAAATACAGATCACCAGCAGTGACTTGGTTTGATACGATTGCATTATAACCGTTCATTGATCCATCTGGAGCAACTACGAACTGGCCTGAACCAGCGTCTTTTGCAGTTGTTTTCAACGCACCGTACATGCTGGCTGGCAGGATGTAAGCCAAGTTGCCTTGCAGAGCGTTGTCTTCTGCTACCGCAGTTTCCATCGCTACAACTTCAGCAAATGTTGGGTTAGCTGCTGCAAAGTCAGTTGGTGTGTTGATGCCTGATGTGTTCTTTACACCAGTTGGCTGACCAGATGAGCCTGAACCAGCCAATGCACCCAGATCAATCGCCAGAGCGATAGAAGCTGTCAAATCATTACGCACCAATGCTTCAACATCCAAAGATGATTGCTGCATCATAAGGCGTGTGATGTCTGTATGCGCGCCCAATACTTTAGGTGCCATAGTGACCTGACCAACGGTTGGCTCGCTTTCAGCAGATGCGCCACCCTCAGATGAAATCCAACCAGCAGATGATGCGGCTGTTTTCTTCGGGATCTTTACGTTGCCTGACAAGCCTGTCAGCATTGTTGCACCAGCTTGCATAACTGATGAAGCATTCCGCAATACGTCGATGAAATCGCCGCCACGGAAATCGTCAGCAATAATACCAGCATCATCAGATGTGTTCATGTCGCGCACTTTCCAGCTGCGCAATACATCTGCTGGGATCATAATGCCTTGTGCTTCAACACCCATCGCGTCTGACGCAGCAGCAGCAGCTTCTAATTCAAAAGCAGCAGCTTTTTGTGCAGAGCGATCAGTTGGGTTTGCATGAGCGCGAATAGCGCGAAGCAATGAGAACTGACGGGCCTCTTTCGGGGCAAGTCCGATTTCATTTGGCGTATCCAATGGTGCATTACCGATTACATCCAGCAATTCACCGCGAAATTCTGCGAGTGAGCGGCCTTCTGATACGGCTTTGTCTGCCAAATCACGCTTGTTGTGCTTTGCAGCCAGGCGATACATTTCAGCAGTATCTTTTGCGGCGGCGCGTGTAGCTTCGGCCTTTACCGCATCGATGTCGATCTTGTTATCTTCCGACATGATATTTTCCTCTCTAATAGGAGCTTCAGTGATAGGTTTAGCGGGTGGCTTCTCTGCTGCACGGCCTACCCCGACTGTCCGGTC